GACACAAGCGTTGGTGGATTTAATCAGTCTTTCCGTAGATCGAATCTTCTTACAGACATTGACGCAACTGATGACGCGATTCTGTCAAGCCGTGCAGATATTAAGATGCAAAATCGATTTGTTCCGGACGCACTTGCGCCAGTTCAGACAATTTATTTTCCTGCTGCAATCTCAGCACCAGATGATGTGAACTATACTATTCAGTCAGAAGCATTCTACTATAACAGTAAAGTATGTGTGCTAAAAAACAAACTGGAGTCAAATATTCTTCAAGTCATCGAAGTAGCAACAGGTCTACCGATTGTGGACAATGTCGGTACATTTACACAGACAACAGGCGTGGTAAATCTAGTGAACTTTGCAGCAACCTTGATTACTGGTGAGTATTTCAAGATTACTGCAATTCCTGCAAACCCGTCGGTGATCAATCCTTTGAGAAACAATATTCTTACTTATGATGCACAGGCATCGAAAGCAAGAGCGGTTCTTACAGACACGGTATAAATATTTTAACTTTAGAAAGAGAATTGAACTATGACCTCATCTGTCACCAATAGCCTAAGATCGTATCTGTTGAATCTTTTTAAGAAAGATATCGACAGCGATGGTGTCGGCTACTACATTGGCATTTCTAGATCAGAGCCATATACGGCCGATGATGGCATTAATACGACCACTGTAGGATCTTTGGATAATCAGTTAAACTTTCGACACAATCTCCATGCAGTTAAAATTTTGAGCAACGCTTCGTTTGTTGTGCCTACGGTCGTTTGGACCTCAGGTGATATCTACGAAGCATATGACAATAAGAAACCTTTTCAGACTAATTTCTATGTAGAAAATTCTCTTCGCGAAGTGTTTCTTTGTGTGCAACAAGGTAGAAGATCAAACGGCAGCGCTGAGCCTGCCTTTGACGAGCCTCGCGCAATCACTGCAAACGAAGACGCAAAGACATTTAAAACGCTAGACGGCTATCATTGGAAGTATATGTTCAAGCATAGCAATCTAGCATACGGTACTTTTCGCACAACTTCTTATATGCCTGTCAAGCGTATCACAAATCTTGACACTACGATTCCCGAAGAAATTGAACAGATTCGTTTGCAAGATAGCGCGGTCGGTGGTGAAATTCTAAACATTGCAATTGATAGTGGTGGGACGAACTATAGCAGCCCCACAATTACAATTACTGGTAACGGTTTTGGTGCAAAATTTACTGCAGATGTTGTAGACGAAAGAATCGTAAATGTTCGCTGCGACTCAACCGGTGTTGGTGGATTTTCACACGGCGTTGGTTATGACTATGCAAAAGTGAGCGTGACCGATCCTAGTGGGGGCGTCGGTGCTAAACTTCGCGCAGTTATTTCGCCAAAACTTGGTGCTACATATGATCCAGTAGAGACACTAAAGTCTCGCCAACTGATGATACAGACAGACTTTATTGGTACAGAAAACTCTGCGATCATTGCAAATGATACAGAATTTTATTCTGTTGGCATTATCAAAGGGCTGCAGAAATTTGGAGTTGATTCTGACTTCACTGGTAGTTCTGCAATTGCACTGAAGAAACTTCGCATTACTTCTGTGCTTGGTGATTGGTTCGATGATGCTACCTTTAGCAATGCACTACAGACAGTAACAGCGAAGATTTTCCATCTTGATGGATTTGATCTATATTATTATCAAGACGATGAAACTGGCTTTGGTAGTTTCACAATTGGAGAAGATATTATAAACGAAGACGGCGGTACTGCTGATGTTTTGGCAATAACAAATCCTACGGTTGATGCTTATTCAGGTGATATTTTATACATAAATACACTTGACACGGCGATTACTCGCGAAGCGACTCAAACCGAAGACATTCGAATAGTTATTCAGTTAGGATAAAACATGGCGACACAATTTACCTCTAATACATTATCTGGTCTTTACGACGACGACTTTAACGAAGCAGATAATTATCATCACATTCTTTTCAATAATGGAAGAGCGCTGCAGGCAAGAGAACTGACGCAACTCCAGACCATTATTTTTAGAGAACTTGCAAGACTTGGAAAGAATATTTTCAAAGAGGGTGCCGTTCTTTCTGCGGGTGGCTTTGCAGTCAACGCAGACTACGAGTATGTTAAAATTTCTGCAACAAATGCTGGCGGTGCGTTTGCTAGCATTCCTGTCGGTACTGTATTCAAGAATCCTCTGACGGGTGTTGAAGCAAGGGTTCTTGAAGTAAAGCCTCGCGACGGAACTGATTTTATTCTTGATACGCTGTATGTTCAGTATATCAATAGCGGTGCAGACACCATCGGTGCTACGCCGACTCGTTTTGGTGACGAAGAAGTATTGTTTGATCAGTCGGGCGGTGGTTATCAATTAACAACAGAAACACCTAATGCAACTGGTAAGGGCGTTCGATTTACTGTAGGCGAAGGCGACTTCTTTGTGCTTGGTCACTTTGTACATGCTGCTGAGCAGTCTATTGTTCTTTCTCCTCATTCTCAGATTGCAAACGCGACCGTAGGCTTCAAGGTTGTTCAAGAAGTCATTACCGTTAATGACGATAACGACCTCTTTGATAACGCAAACGGCATCGTAAACACAGCGTCCCCTGGTGCTGACCGCTATCGCATTCGTCTTGAACTCACTACACAAGATAAGATTGCATCTGACGAAACTTTTGTGTTTCTTGCGACCGTCGAAAACTCTAAGATTACAGAAGAAATTGAAGAGTCTGATGCATACAATAAGATTGAAGAATTTGTTGCTCTAAGAACAAAGGAAGAGTCTGGCAATTATGTTGTCAACCCCTTTATTGTAAATCTTCAAGACGCAGTGGCTGGTGATTCTAGCCTTGAACTGATTGTGTCGCCTGGTCTTGCATATATCAATGGCTATAGAGTAGAGAAAACTTCTCCTACTAAGTTGCTTGTTCCTCGCCCACAAGAAACAGAAACAGTCACAAACGATGTGATTCCTGTTGTGTATGGCAATTACTTCCTTGCAGACAGTAACCTTAGTATCACCGCTTTAGACGCATCTTTGTCTAATTTACACGACGATTTTCAAGGTGAAGGGAATATTATTGGAACTTCTAGAATTCGTGCCGTTGAGAAAGATGGTAATCAACAAAGAGTTTATGTTTTTGATGTTAAGATAGATTCTGATAGAAGTCTTCATGATGTTAAAAGTGTTAAAGCACCAGAACCTCTGGTTGTTTTCAACTTGTCACAAGAAGCAGGAAAAACAAAACTGTATGGGACAACCGATAACGACCTGTTGTTCCCAACTTCTCGCCCGCGCCCAGAATCTTTTGCTGACATTACACTGACTAAGCAAGTCTTTGATGGACCTCATACAGCAGACGGCAGCGGTATTATTTCGCTCACTACTTTGCCTGCAGGTCAATCTTACACTGACACAACTCTTTGGATAGTTTCAGCGTTCGACGAACCTGCTGTTGCACACACCGTAAGCACTCCTACGAACAGTGGGCGAGATGTTCAAATTACAGGACTTACATCAGGTGTAATTTATAATGTCTATGCATATGTGCAAAAGACTGCTACGAGAAAGTCTAAGACGCTTACAACTGCGACTGCAACGCTTGCAAAACAAATCGACAGTGCAAACAATGTAACCTATTATGAGTTCTCGGTGCCTGATATTTACGAAGTTGATTCTGCAAAAGCAAATTCTTCTTCGGGTATTAACATGCTGCCTAGTCTGCGTCTTGACGATGGTCAGCGCGACAACTTCTATGCGAAAGGTCGTTTGATTCTAAACGCGGCTGACAGCGCACCACCGAATCTGTATGTCAACTATCAGTATTTTGCGCGTGGCGCTGGTGGTGACTTCTACGATGCCACCTCTTATGGTAATGTGCCTGTAGCATACAAAGACATTCCAAATCATGTGTTGAAAGATGGCACGATTGTCAATCTGAGAAATTATCTCGACTTCCGCCCTGACGAAACAAACTTCGGCACTTCAGATATCTTTGGTCTACCTCGCAACGGCACAAACATTACTGCTGATGTGAGTTATTATCTGCCTCGTGCGGACAAGTTGCTTCTTACTCAAGAGGGTGAGATTCAATTGTTACTCGGGCAGCAAGCAGGCAATCCACAGTACAAGCCTACGCCTAATCACGCACTAGAAATCTACAAGATTCTTCTAAACGCAAATACACTTGACGAAAACGATTTGCGCGTGACACCGATTGAGCATAAGCATTATACAATGGCTGATATTGCGAAGATTGAGGCTAAACTTGATGATCTTGAAGAGTACACAACTCTAAGCATCCTTGAACTTGAGCAGAAATTAAATCCTGCACTTGACAGCGATGGTATTGAAAGAGCAGAAAGTGGCTCGCAGGTTGATGACTTCGGTGATCAAACCGGCGCTGATACAAAGAATGGTGACTATGCTGCGTCTATCGACCCAGAGAGTAAACTCATTCGCCCAATGCTTGATGAAGATAACATTCGCCTAGTTATTGACAACACTCTTTCTTCAAATGTTGTGAAGAAAGGCGATAATGTTTATATCAACTACGACTCTGCTGAGTGGGCTGTTCAATCACTCGCTTCTCGCTTTGTCAAGATTAATCCATTTGGTCTTGTAGACAATGTTGGTACGATCAAACTTTCTCCTACTTCTGACGAATGGAAGGAGTCTGTTCAAGAAGCACAGAAAGCAGTTACTGGTAAGCGCCTTGATCAAAAGCAAGCGTTCCTTTGGAACAACTGGAACTGGAACTGGTTTGGTCGCAGCATCGAAGATGTTGATCTAGACACCTTCGGTGAACTTCAGAATCAAAAGAATTTGACTGGGCTTCGTAAGAGAGACTTGGTTGACTTCCGTGAGCAGTATGCTTCGACCTATACTGTTCAGAAAAGAGAAGGTTTTAATAGCAGCCGATATGTGTCGCGAGTTGTTCCTTCTGACACTCTACGCGAGACTGTAGGCAAGCGTATTGTCGATCTTGCCTTGATTCCATGGATTCGTTCTAGAAAGATTTACTTCCATGCGAAAGGCTTGAAGCCTAACACCAAGTTCACTCCTTTCTTCGATGGTGAGAAAGTGACTCAATGGTGTCGCCAAGAAGTTTCTTTTGTGCAGTTCTCGGATCGTGCAGACGACAATGGCAACCAACGCACACACCAAGCAATCACTGGGCACCCTAGTGGTTTCAGCGAACTTATCTCTGACGAAAATGGTGAAATCGTCGGATCTTTCTTTGTCCCTAACATTGCTCCCGAGTTTTATCTTTCTAAAGTAAATCAAAAAGCAAGAGTTAAGACACAAGGGCAAAGATTCCGCTCTGGTATTCGTGAGTTTAAACTACTTGACATTGACACCAATGACTGGGCGGCTGCAGGAAGCAAAGCGTTTGCTTACTATGCAGCGAAAGGTTCTGTCTGGAATCAATTGACTAGCACTCGCCCGAACGAATACAACTGGCCTATTCCTTATTGGGCAAACTTCCCGCAAGCATACAGCGCAAAAGAACTGCAAGACTATGCGAACCAAGTCCGTGAAGCAAATGTTAAGCTTGTTGATCCTAAACTAGCAGGTAAGTATGGTCCTGGTGCGGCTGGCTTGTCTGTTGCAGCCCTACGCGGGCTTGACAATACTGGTCAAATGTCACAAGTTCTTTCGGACTACATTGATGTAGACCAGAACCAATTTGCGTCTAACATTGTTTCGACAATGACTGCACCACAGAATCCTATGGCGCAAACATTCTATGTTGATAACCAGTTCGGTGTTGTTCTGACAAGCGTTCAACTTTACTTCAGGACAAAAGACACCGGTAATCTGCCTGTGTCTATTCATCTACGCCCTGTGGTAAATGGTCGCCCATCGAACCATGAGATTGTTCCTGATTCTCATGTGTACTTGAATCCTGGTGATGTGACTGCGATTGGTCTGAACCCAACGCTTTCTGTAATTCAAGAAAGCCCGACGACATTTACCTTTGACGAGCCTGTTTATCTGAGCCCTTGGACTCACTATGCGATTGTGGTTTCTTCACAGTCTACTGAGTACGAACTGTTCAGCGCGAAGACTCAAGAGCCTGTATACGGTTCTACTTCAAAGATTGTGTCAACGCAACCTGCTCCTGGCTCTCTGTTCTTGCCTCAGAATGGTATGTTCTGGGTCGAGACTAAAGACCAAGACCTGATGTACAAGTTGAAGCGAGCGACTTTCGAAACTGGCGGCGCAAGTTTGATTCTCAAGAATGCGAATCTACCTGCTAAACTGCTGAAAGAAAATCCTCTACAAACAACTTCAGGAACTAAATCAATCGTAGTTCGTCAAATGTGCCATGGTCTTGAAGTTGGTGATTTAGCATTTATTGATAGCGCAGATGATGTTGGTGGGGTTAGTGCTTCGACATACATTAATGGTAGTCACACCGTTACGGCGGCTGATATCCACGGGTTTGCATTTAGTTATGATTCTGATGGCGGATCTGCTCCTAATGCCACTTCGACCTCGATTGGTGGTGGCTCTAGAGTCCTGTCTCGCAGAAATGCTATCTTTAATGTGGTTAATCCATATATTGAATCTATTATTCCTAACAATACTTCGATTGATGTGTCTGCTAAATTCACTGAAGGCAAGAATATTTCTAGTACAAGAATCAGCGCTGCAGAGCGTTGGACTCAAGACGAAGAGTATTCACGCATTACTCCTAAGCAGAATGTGGAGTTTGCTACACCAAAGGCAGTCTATAATGTTGCTGCAGAAACTCTGAATCTTGGCTCAGGTGTTGCTTCTGCTTATGTTAAGGTAGACCTGAAGACTGCAAATGATTATGTTTCGCCAATCATCGATCTACAAAGAGCGTCGCTTGTTATGGTTGGATATTGTTTGGACAATCCTGATGTAACTCCTCACATTAATCCGGTGAATGAAACACAACCTTATGGTGGAACTACTGGATCGAAACATATCACAACACCTGTATTCCTTGAGCAGGCTGCGGTAGGCATTGAAGCGCGAGCGCTACTCAATATTCCTGATGCTTCTGCTATTGAAATGTACTATCGTACTGCAACTTCTGATGAAAACATTTATGAGAAGTACTGGACGCGTCAACCTGCGGTCGATGACATTCCTTACGATAACAGCGCAAGATATCGTGATGCACAGTGGCTTGCTGGCGGTAAAGGCGGTAATCTAAAGCCTTTCAATCAAGTTCAAGTCAAGTTCGTTATGAAGGGCGCTGATGCTGCACCTTCTATGAGAAATCTGAGACTTCGTTATCTGGCGGTGTAAATGTCAAAGTATGTTCCGGTGAAAGGGCACTCTGGCTTAGTTCGTGACACAGAATCAAATGCACTCATTAACACAAGTGCTACTGAGATCGAACAAGCCAGAGAGCGCAAAAGACTTAAACTCCAGAAAAAACAGGAAGAAGAAAACCTTAAGCGCAAAGTGGAAATGATAGAGAATGATGTGGCTGAGATAAAGTGCTTGTTGAAAAATCTTATAAATAAGATATAATTGCCTTTGAACTGCTGAGAAATTAATGTCATTACGCCCTATCAAACATCTAGGCACAGGCGCCTTCAAGGAACTTCTTACTTCAGAAGAAGATTATCTTGCATATCGCGCTGGCGTTCATTTAGGAAAAATGACGACCAGCGACTTGTCTGCGCTTTCGGTAAATGATCAGGCGACATTAGTCGGTAGATACGAAAACACCTATCATACTGGAGGCACTGAAACGCCTGCAGGTAGAGTTATTTCAAGAAACTTTGAAGTAATTCTATCTTCAAATCCTGGCGCCTCTACTCACAGCGCAACCTTCGATGATCTTTTTATTCCACTACCTTCGGTCGTTTATGTTGGTGACACACTTGTAATTGGTCTTATTGGTAATGCGACCAGCACAGGAACTGGACTTAGCGAGATTGAATTTCAACTAGGTCTTTCTGGTAATGCTGGTTATACCATACGCCCAACAACTGCTGATCCTGTCTCTGCAAATATAATCGGTTTGCAAACCAGTTGGGAAGACTATGCTACAAACGCTCTAAAGTGGATTCATTCTGCATTTTATACGATTGAATTTACTGACACTGGCGTTTTGAATTTTAATCTAAATGCAACTTCTACAGATAACACCAATGCTTTATCAACTGCTACCGATAGCATTGAGTTCAACTCTATTCGCGTCGAACCACAAGAAAGACCAATTACTACAGAAGATGTTTATGAATTATATCAGAACGATGCTTCGGTAGCAAGCGCTAGCACAGAGACGACATTTAAGAAAAATCCATTCTACTGGGATCGTACTCAAAGCCCACCTGGCTTGAAAGAAATGAA